GTGTGCTGGTGTGCTTGATGCTGGTGTGCTGGTGTGCTGGTGTGCTTGATGCTGGTGTGCTTGATGCGTAGGCAAAAAAAAGCCGGCTATGATGCCGGCTTGTTGGTTTGTGGTTAAGGATTATTTAGAATAAGAATACAAACGCTCTAATTGAGCTTTATTTAAAATCATATCTTTGCCAGATATCGAGGCATATTCTACTTCAGACGAAGTATATCCTTTGATGACTTGGTATCCGCCCAGGCTGCGGTTATAAAACAGACTACAGCCATTTTGTATGATTGCTGCTTTGCATTCTTTCTTCTTTTTTAACAAGCTAGTAACTGTTTCCATTTTTCATTCTCCAATTTTATTATTAAAATAAGTTGTCAGCGCTTGACTGACAACTAATGATTTATTACGTTCTTTTTTTAGCAGCTCGATAAGCTCAATCGAGAGAGTAAAGCTCATCGGCTGCTTTTTATCAGCAACCTTAGGTCTGCCTACTTTTTTAAGTGTCATCAGCTTAGTCCCGCACCGGCATGATGATATATATGATATTGTCTTCAGGCCTAAAATAACCGACATCTGCTAACACTCTAAAATACTTAAAACTATCGTTACCCATGTATTTATTTATATCTTTTTGAGCTTCGCCAACAAATTGCCAGTTAAATTGATGCTGGACAACATCATTAATATTATGCTCTTTAATTTTAGTAATAAATTTATCAAAGTTAGGATATACATGATCAATAGGTTCAAATATTTCAATCTGATTTAAACATTGAAGTTCATAACGACCATTTATTTTAAAAATACAAACTTCACTGTTTTCATGTTTTGCGCCAATCTTTTTTAATAGTGCTTTTATAGTATCAACGGGCACAATTATGCTATCGTCAGGAATCTCATTGTAGCAATCACTTATACAACATAGTCGCTGACCGTCGCTACCAACGATAGTGTCTTGTTTTATTAAAATCCCATTCAGATAAAATCTAATGTGTGCTTTTTTAGGTGTTGCGCTTAGCGCTAGTCTTAAATGTTTGATTTTCATGTTTATTTTCTCTTTGGTTTAGTTTATTTTTAAAAATAGTCATTATCAACACAATGTTGATAATATTTAGCATACTCATATTTAACAGTAGCGTTAGTTATGTCATAATCTTTTAACGCTTCTAACGCGTCGCTTGTATCGCCTGTTATTTGACATTCGTGATTCGCCAATTCGTACCAGATTATATCTTTTAATGCATTGTTTTCTAGCTCCCATTTTATTTTAAGAGCGTAGCTATTATTTAATTGTTTTGTTAGCACTAAAGCGTTGTTTTCTGGACAATACAAGCCGCCGCCTAAGCTTTTATATTTTTTACTTGCGTCGCTTGCAAGTGCCCATTGTTTAGCGCTAAATGCAAAAAAAGCGCCATTATCATCTAAGATTTTTGTTTGTTCCGCTGAATTGTTAAAATGTTTCATAGCATCACATATCACCATTATTAGCTAAAGAATACACGTCAACGCCGCCGACGATGATATGATCTAGTACTCTAATATCAAACATATTCGCACAATCTTTAATTTTTTTTGTAATTGTTTTGTCAGCTTGAGAGGACTGACAATTGCCCGAAGGATGATTATGAGCAAAAATTAGAGCGGCTGCATTATAAGCCAAAGCCTTTTTTATGACCTCTCGAGGATATACGCTAGCGCCGTCTATAGTGCCCGTAAAAAGACATTCATGTTTTATAAGCGCGTGCTGATTGTCTAAAAAAAGGCAATGAAATTCTTCGTGCTCTAAGCCCGCTAATTTGATTTTTAGATAGTTTTCGGTATCTTCTGGACTTTTAAAATAATGCTCTTTTTTTATTAGTCTTGACTCTAAAATCAAAAGAGCTTTTTTAATAGTCATATCGTCACTATCTATAGACTTAGCACTATAAATTGATGATTGTTCATTTTTTATTTTATTCATTGTATTCAGGTCTTATATTGTTAGTTAAAATTGGCGGTTTTCACGCCGCCGTCGGTTTGTGTGTTTATTGATTCCAAAGTTTATTGGCGCTTAACCACATGCTATGGCGGCCGCTGCTATGATGTATCTTCACTGACATAATAAACATCATATCATCTTCTTTTAGTAATATTTTATAGGCAGCGCCTTTGTATATAATGATAGTCATGATGTAATCCTTAAAAAGCGTCTCAGATATTGAGGCGATGTAAAGATTATACACGACTTTTAAATAATATCAAAACTTTTAAATAATATTTTTTATGTATATATAAGTGTAGAGCCCAAGCCTATCGCAAGTGTGGTCATACCACCGTAGGTGATGCTGCCGCTGGTCATGCCCAGACCGGTTAACTGCATACTGGTCAGGTTGCCGGTATAGTTGCTACGAATGTTATGTTATAACATCACATCATGGTGAATTAAACGGCGTTTAATTAAAATCCCTTTTGAATGGGCTTTATAGGGCAGGGGAGTGATAAAAAGCCCTGTAGGCCACGGAATACGGGCAATTTAACATAATATACATTATGCGAAGTTTTATGTTATTGTGTATTATCCATTAAAATCAACCTCCCCCCTGCTGTGGTTATTACTCTAAGTCATTGATTTGTATACTGTTTTTAGCCAAGTAGGGGGGGGTAGGCAGCAAACCCTATAAAACAAAGCATCTGACTAAGCCTCCCTATAAAATTTACAAAAAACCAAATTGCCTTTTGTGATACGATACAATCACATAAGCAAAATATACGTGAGTAAAATATGGGAAGACCAACCGGAAGACACCCCGAAGGAGTCTCTAACAAAGACCTAACGCCAAGTCAAAGTAGATTTTGTGAATTAATGATTGCAGGCCACGGATCATGCAGTTCTTATGCTTTAGCGTACGAAATAGAGGTAACAGAGGCCACCAAGTCAAGTTTAGGGCAACGAGGGGGTAGATTACTTAATAATCCTAAGGTAATTGCCCACATGGATAAAATCCGTGCGCCTATGCTTATTAGAATGGGGATGACCTTAGAAAGCCATTTAGACACCCTTGAAATGATTCGCGATAAAGCTATAGCTGCTGGTAATTTTGGAGCGGCTTGCTCAGCGGAAGTTGCTAGGGGTAAAGCTGGGGGGCTTTATATAGAGAGGTCTGAATCAACTATACGCAGTCTTAGTGCTAACATAACCGTACCATTAGATCAGCTTAAAGACGTTGCAGCGGCATTATTAACTAAAATATGAGTAATCATTAATGAGTGAAAGCAAAGTATTTACAGAAAGCGAAACAGCACTGGCGAGAGAGTTTTGCCGACAGGATTTTTATTTTTTTGTAAGGTGGATGTTTTACCACAACAAAAATGTAGAGTGGATAAAGAATAGCCACCACGAAGTTATGGCGAAAGCTATGAACGATGTATTCCATAAAAGGATCACTAGGCTTATTATCAACATTGCGCCTCGGTACGGGAAGTGTATTGACCCTACAGCTAGAGTCATGACAACTAGGGGTATGGTTGAAGCGCAAAATATCCTAGTTGGTGATGATGTTTATACTTATGACGATGGATGGCTTACAACGGAGAAATGTTTAGGAACTGAGTCTGCAAGGAAAAAAAGCTTAAAGATTACTATGCGTAGCGGACGTTCATTAACAATGAGCCATGACCACCCAATGCTTGGTATTAATGGATATACCAATGCAGAGGATTTTATTGTTGGGGATAGAATAAGATGCATTAATACTAATGTTGCAACAGGTAATGAAATAAACGATGACGAATTAGCTTTTATTGCTTTTATGATATTTGAAGGCAATTGTACGGGAAAAAATATTAGATTTTCTGGTGATACTAATCAAGGCACAACTACATTTTTAGATGTATGCTCTAAACTAAATATTGAAGTAAAGCAGTATGAATCATCTAAAAAATATGATTATTGCCTTATGGGCGGACAATCAGGTATAGCCAATCAATTATTGATAAAGTACAACATTGCAGGGTGTTCTGCCCTAAATAAGCGATTACCACAAATATTCTTTACATTATCAATGCGTCAAAAATTACGGTTTATTGACATTATGTTTGCAACTGATGGTTATGTTTGTGTTAAAGCAGGACAATTAGGTGTTACTTTAGCTAATAAGAAGTTAATTGATGATATTCAGCAGTTAATGTCTACTTGTAAAATAATTTCAAGCATATCATTTAAAAAGAACAATCATGCTAATGCTTGGGCGTTGCAGATAGGTCGTGAAGAAGGAATTAAGTTATTACCAAGAATTTCTTTTTATCATAAAAGAGAGAACGCATTAAAGCTTCTTGATAAAAAACCACAAGGATTAATTAATACCTATCCATCATCTATTGTGAAGGGTATTAAAGGGTTTTATGCATGGGCTAAGATAAATAAAGGTCGTCCTGCTAATAAAGCTAATATGACGCAGGAGACATTTGATAAATGCGCCGATAAATTTCCTGAGCTTGAAAAGTACAGAAATATTGAATTTTATTGGGACACTATTAAAAATATTGAAGATGTTGGTGAAACAGACCTAATACATTTAAGTATTAACCGGACACATAACTTTATTGTTGAAGGGCTGGTATCTCATAATACAGAAATGGTCATAGTCATGTTTGCCGCATGGTGCTTAGGCCGATACCCTGATAGTGAATTTATACATGCCTCTTATTCTGCTCAATTAGCTGGCGAGAACTCTTTTAATGTAAAAAACATAGTTACCCACCCTGAATATCAGACCATATTCCCTGATGTAAAGCTTAGGTCGGATAGTAAATCTAAAGATCATTGGAAGACTACTAAAGGTGGTGTGTTCTATTCAACAGGTACAGGTGGAGCATTAACCGGATATGGTGCAGGTAAAGAAAGAGCTGAGTTTGGCGGCTGCGTTTTACTTGATGATTTGCATAAAAGCGACGAGGCACGCTCTGACACCATGCGTAATAATGTTATTGAGTGGTATTGCAATACTTTAGCATCACGGGTAAATAGTACGGATACGCCTATCGTTTTAATCATGCAGAGACTTCATGAAAATGATTTATCTGGATTTTTATTAGATGGCGGGAGCGGTGAGAAATGGGATCACATCAATATCCCTGCAATAAATCCTGATGGAACGGCGCTATGGCCTCATAAGCACACAATTGAAAAGTTGCGTGAAATGGAAATGGCTAATGCCTATAACTTTTCAGGCCAATATCTACAAATGCCCTCCCCTCCTGACGGTGGTTTATTTAGACCTGAACAGCTAAAGATAATGGAGATTTTACCTAATGAACCTATAACATGGGTAAGAGGCTGGGATTTAGCATCATCAACTAATGGCGATTATACAGCGGGTGCTAAACTAGGTAGATTGGCTGATGGTAGATTAGTCATTGCCGATATGGTGCGAATTAAAGTAAATGCGGATGAAAGAGACATAGCTATACAGAATACCGCTGCGTTTGACGGTAGAATGTGCAAAATATCCCTTCCTCAAGATCCGGGGCAAGCTGGTAAAACTCAAATACTCTACTTAACCAGACAACTACAGGGGTATAGGGTTGTTTCAAGCGTGGAGTCTGGAAACAAGATTACTAGAGCAGAGCCTTTTGCAGCTCAGGTAAATATCGGTAATGTTTATATGCTACGTGGCGTATGGAATCAAACCTTAGTAAATGAAATGATAATGTTCCCCAATGGAAAATATGATGACCAAATTGATGCACTATCTCGATGCTTTGAGCAATTACTTACAGGTGGCATGGGCTTTAAGATCAGCAGCGCTGCTTTAGAAAGAGCAGCTATTAACAACAGACGTAGGTTTTAATAATGAATGAAAAAAAATTTATAAGCGCCTTAGCGTTAGACAAAGCATCAAAACGACCAGCAAAGCAGAAATTCAAAGCACCTAAGTTAATGGCGGGTGTTGTTCCAGAAGGTAGACAAGCTGCTGTTACTATGGATGATGCTATGGGAGCTTACACTTATAGTAACAATCTATTTTCTACAAACTTTCAAACCTTCCCCGGCTATCCGTATTTGGCGGCATTGACTACGCGAGCAGAGTTTAGGCAAATATCCACCACCATTGCTAATGAAATGACTCGTGGTTGGATTACTATAACATCAACTAAAGATGGTGATGTAGAATATAACAACAAGATCAAAGAGCTTGAAAAGGCAATGACAGACTTTGATATTCAGCCCACTTTGAATAAAGCCATTCTTAATGAGGGGTTATTTGGTCGTGGACAGATCTATATTGATGTTGATGGTCATAATATGGATGATCCATTGGTGATTAGTCATTTCACCATCAAAAAAGGCTCTGTAGTTGGTTTTAAATCAATAGAGCCTATGTGGACTACGCCAAGTGCATATAATGCGCTTAAGCCTTATAAACCCGATTTTTATAAACCAAGAGCATGGTTTATGCTTGGTGAAGAAACCCACGCTTCAAGATTGCTGACATTTATTACTCGTCCTTTACCGGATATGCTTAAACCGTCCTATAACTTTAGTGGTATGAGCCTATCCCAAATGGCGGAAGCGTATGTAGATAACTGGTTACGCACAAGACAAGCCGTTTCGGATCTTGTTAATAACTTTTCTACCACTGCCCTTGCTACTGACATGAGCCAAACTCTAATGGGCGGTAATGGTTCAGATATTGACGCTAGAGCCGACTTGTTTACAATGTTGCGTTCTAATCGCGGCATGATGCTTATCAATAAGGATACTGAGGAGTTGGTACAATTAAATGTACCGTTGAGTGGCTTAAGTGACCTACAATCTCAGGCATTAGAGCATATTTGTTCTGTTACGCGCATACCAGCCATGATTTATACTGGTATTTCACCTGCTGGGATGAACGCATCATCTGATGGCGAGATTCGTATATTTTACGATTGGATACTATCCCAGCTTGAGGCGCATTATCGAACAGGTATGCAAACCATACTTGAAGTTATTCAACTGCACCTATGGGGCGAAATAGACGGTGATATTGGCTTTAACTTTAATCCATTATGGGAACAAAGCTATACCGAGATGGCAAACGTCCGAAAGATGGACGCTGATACTTCAGCCATATATATAGCCAATGGCGTATTAGATCCATCTGAGGTGCGAGAAAAGCTTGCTCATGATCCAGATTCAGGTTATCAAGGTATTGATCTTACTATTGAGATATTAGACCCTAATGAAGGTATGACTAACCCTAATAATCCATTTGAGGATAACAACCCCGACCCTTTTAAAGAAATACCATTTGACCCTAAAGAAAGCACACAAAAGGGTATATCTAGTCAAGAAGAAATAGATAATGCAGACGCTCAGACCGATCCACGCTAATAGAGGTGCAATAGCTAAATATAGAAGGCAACTAGAGGACATCATTAAAGAGATGTCCGATAGCTATCTATATTGGTTAACAGCAGCTTATAAAAAGAACCCTCCCTCTAATATGGCGGTAGACTTATTACCGTCAAAAACTGCTCAGCAGGAGCTGGATAAGCTGCATGAGCAATGGAAGCATAGGTTTGAGCTAATAGCGTTATATCTTGCGTTATTTCATGTTAAAAAGACAAAAAACATTACAGAAAGAATACTAAAGCAAATATTTGGTGGTGCTGGTATTGAGACTGCTTTTATTAATAGTCGCGCTATGCAAGACGCTATAAGCGCCATTGTTGCTGAAAATGTAAGTCTTATACAGTCTATTCCTGAGCAATATCATACCAAAATAGAAGGTATTGTGATGAGGGGGTATTCTAGCGGCTCTGATTTAGACATTATTAGGCAAGAAATACAAGCCGCCTACCCTATTACTAAACGTAGGGCAACGATCATAACCAACGATCAAATATCTAAAATAAATATGGTGGTGCAAAATATACGCTATACAGAAGCAGGTATTACCCACGCTAAATGGGTACATAGTCATCTTGGTGTCCCTAGGCCGGATCATCTTGCTGCGGATGGTAAAATATACGCCATAGCCGAGGGATGCTTAATTGGCGGTAAATATATTCAACCTGCTCAACTTATAAACTGTAAATGTGTAAGCCGCGCCATAATAAACGCTTGACTTGTGTGAAAATATGTTATAATCAAGATTAATATTACAGGTAAGTGATAATGACAATACTAAAATTAGCGTTTGACAAGTCGGTACGTCACTTAGATGAGAATGGTATGCTGCACGTTGATGAAACTAATATCAGCAAGGCAGTGGTCAATCCTTACATGGGTTATGAGATTCCTAAAAGTGAAGAACTAGGACTTGATCCAGATAAAACCTATTATATGTACAGGGACGCGGACGAATTAGCAAAATCAGCTGATAGCTTCCGTAATTTACCTGTGCTATCTAAACATGTGCCAGTATTCGCAGACGCACCACCAAAAGACCTAATTATAGGGTCTACTGGTTCGGATGTTGAATTTAATCCACCTTATTTGTCAGTATCCCTATCTATATGGGATGAGCAAGCTATAAATCTTATTGAGGCTAACGCTAAAAAAGAATTATCAAGTGCTTATTTATACGATGCAGATATGACTTCCGGTGAGATTAATGGCATAAAGTACGATGGTGTCATGAGGAACATTCGTGGAAATCATGTTGCCGTTGTCGAGTCAGGAAGGGCTGGGCCAGATGTGGTCGTGGCTGATTCTAACCCGTTCTATAAATCTTCATCTAAGGAAAATGACACGATGAGAATGACTAAAAAAGGCAAAGCAAGATTGACGTTGCTAAAAGCCGCTTTACCAAAGATGGCGCAAGATGCAGCTCTGCCAGCTTTAGTAAACGGTAAAACACTTGACGCTAAAAAGATTAAAGACCTTTACTTAGCTTTTGATGATTCAATGGATCCCGAACAATTAGACAACATCATCGATGCTGTATTAGGTGTTGAAGAAATTGATTCAAATCCAGAAGCACAAAACCTAGAGCCAACAGAAGCGGGTGTAGGTGATGAAGAAGGCGTGGAAAGTGAAGGTTCTCCGCATGAAAAATTACATGGCTTTCTAGCTGGTAAAGGGCTAGGCGAAGATGACATTGAAACTGCTAAAGGTTTCTTTCCAAGCACTGATTGTTCAGATAGCGATGAAGTTATTGAAGAATCACCTGAAAGTAAAATGGAAGGTAAACCAGTGGAAGATGAAATCATTGAAGAAGATCAAGATAGTAAAGAATGGGGTAAGCCAGCAATGGATGCCGCATTAAAAGCTCATGAGATTAAGCTTACTGCTAAATTTAAAGAATTGGAACTAGCTAAAGCTGATGTCCGGTCGGTAGTAGGCGATGTTCTGGGTATGGATAGTGCAGAAGATATTTATAAATTCGCGCTTAAATCTAAAAAAATTGCATTTGATGGTGTTAATGAACTTGCTGGTTTAAAAGCCGTATTTAAAGCTTCACTAACGATGGATGCAGTAACTCACAAAACCTTCAGTGGTAAAGTTAAGTCTATGACGGATGCTTTCCCTGGCTTATCACGTTTTTAAGGAATATTCATGGGATTTCAAAGTACAGTAAATAATGCACAACCCGTAGGTTTGCCAGGTGATTTCGCATCTGAAAATCCAGCTCGTCAATTAATTCCACCATTCGGTATTGCTGGTGGTATAGATGCAGCTAATGGTGCTGCTGTAGATACGTTTCTAGCTAATGCAACTGGCGTTGATATTGGTACATTTGCTTGGATTCAAGCAGATGGAACTATTGACAATGTCGGTATTTCAACAAATGCTCCAGATGGTTTTATTCCTCGTTCTCAAGCAGGTTTAATAACTTCTTTTCCAACTGGTATTACACCTTCTACAGATACTTGGTACGGTGTTTCTATCCCCGGCGGCCAACCTGTTACTGTGTTTGAATCAGGTAGCTTTTATGCTAAAGCGACTGTTGCCGGCGCAACTTATGGTCAAAAAGCTTTTGCTAAATCAACTGATGGTTCTATTCAGTTTGCTGCTGCTGGAGCAACTGTTTCAGGTTTTGTTGAAACTATATTCGTATGTCGTGCGACTGTTGCAGTCAACGAAATCACTATTATTTCTGCGGCTTAAGGAGCTTATACATGGATAATTTAGACGTATTAAAAGATTTGATTGGTGTTGTTTATCCAGAAGGCTACGAATTAGCCATGGATTCTGCTGATTACAAAGAAAAAATGATGGCGTTAGATGCACAGACACAAACTGTAACTTATAGTAACAGTGCTATCCCTGCATTTTTAACAACTGTTGTTGATCCTAAAATCATCGAAATTTTAACTACTCCGATGAAAGCAGCAGAAATTGCTGGTTCAGAAGTTAAAAAAGGTAGTTGGGTAGATACAACTTGGTTATTTCCTGTTATTGAATCAACTGGTAACGTATCTGCTTATGGCGACTTTAGTACTACTGGTCGTTCATCTGCAAATGCTAACTGGCCTGAACGTCAGCAACATTTCTATCAAACCGTTACTAAATGGGGCGAGAGAGAATTAGCACGTATGGGTCAAGCTCGTATTGACTGGGCATCACGTTTGAATATTGCATCAGTATTAACGCTGAACAAATTTCAAAACTTGTCTTATTTCTACGGCATTAAAGGCTTGCAAAACTATGGTTTGTTAAATGACCCATCGTTAAGCGCGGCCTTAAGTCCAGGTGTTAAAGCTAACTTTGGCACATCAGGTACTAATGCTTGGTTTACTTCTGCTGGTGCAGTTAACGCGACTGCTTTAGAAGTTTATGCTGATATTCAAGCTGTATTTAAGTTACTTCAAACTCAATCACAGGGTTTAATTGACTTAAGCACTCCAATGACTTTGGCTATGTCGCCATCGTCTGAAGTTGCATTAACGCTGACTACTCAGTACAACGTAAATGTTCAAGATTTATTAGCTAAAAACTTTCCTAACTTAACTGTTAAGACTGCACCTGAATACGCTGGTTCTGCTGGTCAGTTAATGCAGTTGATTGCTGATGAAGTTGAAGGTCAACGTACTATGGAAGTGGCTTTCTCTGAGAAATTAAGAGCGCATCCAGTTATTCTTGATGTGTCTTCTTTCAAACAAAAGAAATCACAAGGTACTTGGGGTGCGATCATATATCGTCCATTCTTAATTTCACAAATGAGCGGCATTTAATACCGTATAATGGTTGGGTAGCTGCAATGGCTACCCTACTTTTCATTAATAAAAGAGAATAAACATGGCTGGAACAATTAAAATTGGTTGTACATTACCACACGGTATAATCCTGCATCATAATGATGTAACCGTTGAAATTGCTGGTGCAAACCAACAAACATCTGAATATTTTAAGCTACTGGGTGATTTTGGTATTACTGATGTAGACGCTGACTTTTGGGCAGCATGGAAAAAAGCAAATTGGTCATTTACTGCTTACATTTCTGGCGCTATCTATGAAGCTAATGATGAAAAAAGTGCTAAAGCAAAAGGTAAAGAACAAGCGACTATTGATACTGGTTTTAAACCTTTAGACCCTAGTTCACATGGCGTAATAGAAGATAAGGGCGAATAATGGCAGTCGTTGCGTTTGATTCATTTGCTTTTACTATAAGATATCCTGAGTTTCAAAGCGTGTCGTCCTTGCAATTATCAGCTTATTTTGTTGATGCAGGCCTGTATTGCGATAATACCGACCAAAGCAGGATAGTGAATCTTACGCAGCGCCAATCCTTATTATGGATGCTTACTGCCCATATCGCTGCCTTAAGTGGATGTGGAGGATATGGGGAAGTAAGGCCTGTAGGTCGTGTAGCTAGTGCAGAGGATGGCTCTACTAAAACAGAGCTTGAATACATAACGATGACTTCCGGTTCTGGCCCGTGGTTTCAGCAAACGCAATATGGCGCGTCATTTTGGCAAGCTACAGCCTCTTTTAGAGGTTTTAGATATAAAGCAAGAGCTACAATACCGTGGTAATTTTGCATCTTGGCGTTAATGATGTTATTTATCCTGCTAGATTTACAGTAAAACGTGGGGAAGTAACTACAGGTCAAGTTGCAGAAAGACTAGAAAAAACCTATGGTATTATGGGATTTTTTGCTGATTCAAATGGTCAATCGATAGCGGATGAAGCTGTGCAAACTTATCTTGACGTATTGTCAGGAAAAGATACTCGCCAATACGGAGAGTCTCTTACAGTAAAGTCTATAAAAAGTAAGTTTACTAATTTTATAGATTCAAAAGCTATGGATGGAAAAACTGCTGGCGTACCAACCAAAGCATCATTATTAGGTAAGTCAAAAAAATTAAAAAGAAGTAGTGGGCCAATACGTCCAAGTTTTAAGGACTCATGGCTTTATGAAGACAACTTTAGGGCATGGATAGATACTAAATGAATATTAAAGGTTTAGCACCTGCTTTAGTAGCTGGATTAGATACCATATCTGCCAGTCAATCAATTACCTTTAATTTATATAGCCAAGTTGTATTGCCTTTAGACGGGTTTGTGTATTGGGTGAGAGCTGATTTATTAGCTGTTATGCCGTCATGCCCTCTTTCTATTTGTGTTAACGGCTCATTGCATTATAGTTCTGAGCAGATACAAAATGAAGATGAGACTGTTGTCATGCAGTCAATATTGTTTACAACAACTAAAGAAATAGCACCATTTAATGAATTAGAATCTACTTTAATTTACTTAGGTAGCTATCAAGATTTAGAGTTTACTTTTAGCTCTAGGACTCTTTTTTACCAGCAGTCTGGGCTATATCACTATAAAGGTGATGCAGTTTACCCTGCAATGAAAACTCAAATTATTAATGATGTTGCTCAATTAGCAGATCAAAGCCAAGTTGTTTCTAATAGCTTGCCTATATGGATGGCACAAAACGCTTTAATGCCTATTTATCCGGCATACATAGCGCCTATAAACCTTACGCCTCCGTATGCCGTTGTGCAAATTGATCCTGATTCTCAGTCTGCATTACAGTATTTTCCGTATTTAGATAAAACATCTAATCATTCTCAATTGATAAAAGAGAAGGTGAAGATCATTATTTATGGTTTACGAAATGATGCAGCTCTTAAGTTTCAAGATTATGTTATAAAAAATAGCTTAAATGATACGTTTGGTATTATAAACATGCCTATTATCAAGGATGAGATTAGGACACAAGCTGAATTAAATATACGCGGAATGAAGAAATCAATCGAATTTGAAATTAGTTATTATCAAGGTGTTTCGCAAAATATAGCAAGACAATTAGTATTAACAGCCATTCCAAATGTTACTTTTATTTAAACTAAAAAGGATCAATAATGAGCAATAACATTGTCAATGTTGTCGTTAATGTTTTACCAGCGGCAATACCAAATATATTACAAGCTACCGGAGCAATTATTTCTCAAGGTAGTACAACATTAACTCCAGCTGTAACAGCATTACCAGCAGCATTAGGCAGCGCACCTGTAGTAGGAAATACACTTTTCCTATCTCAGGCTAGTGATTTAACTGCCTATTTAACTGGAGCGCAAACACTAAATACATTAACATGGACAACTGGAATAGTAACGGCTACCGATTCTACCGGTCATGGTTATCCAACAGGTCAGTCTATTAGCTTAACTATAGCTGGTAATACGGCTACAGGCTATAATGGTACGTTTATTTGTACCATTACTAGCGCCACACAGTTTACTTATGCTGTTGCCACTAATCCAGGTACTTCTGGAGGCACTACAGTAGTAACTGATGCTGATGTTGCATCATTAGTAAATAAAGTATCTGCATATTTTACGCAATCATCAAATGGCGTAGGTATTTATGTTATTGAACTTGGTGTTGGTGATAGCGCTCATGGTGTTACGGCTTTAACAAGTTTCTTAGTCGCAAATCCTTTAGTATTTTATATTTTGGTTTGTCCGTATTCATGGTCAAGCGATGTTACTTTTCTTACATTAATAAATTCATATTCAAATAATAAAAGTATGACTTACTTTTATTTTGATGTCGGGTCAGCTAGTTATACAACATATAAAGGATTGAAGTCAGCAGTAGTCTGTGCATTATCGCCATTGGCTCCGTCAACCGAAAAAATGGCTGCTGCATTATCTGCCATTGTGCTTAATTATGCCCCATCAATGGTTAATAAAGTGCCACAGGCAGCCTATACGTTCTTATTTGGCTTAACTAAATGGCCTGTAAATAATACGAATATCCCTAGTTTAATTGCTGACTATGTTAACTTTGCTTCATCAGGCGCAGAAGGTGGATTATCAAATACCATTTTAAAAATGGGCGTTTATTCTGATGGATCACAGCTAAACCATTGGTATGCAATTGACTGGTGTAATATCCAAGTTCATCAGGGTTTGGCTAATACAATTATCTTAGGTTCTAATAATACAATTAATCCTTTGTATTACAACCAACAGGGTATAGCAGTATTGACCGCTACTGCCCAAACAATCATTAATCAAGCTGTTGCATTTGGTCTAATCGGTGGCGCACCATTGGTTGTTGGTATTCCTTATTTAACATATACCGCAACTAATCCTAATGATTACGGTAATGGTATTTACAATGGTTTATATGTAACTGTTTCTACCCAACAAGGTTTCCAAACAATTACATTTAACTTAACAATTAGCAATTTAGCACCTTAAGGAATAATCATGGCTGGTAATCCACAAGTAGCACAAGGTACTTTAAACAAAGTACGGTCTAGCGTTATCGTAACTGGCGATAACACGCTAAACGTAACAGCGCCATTCTTAGGTAGAAATATGGTTAGTGTTGCCTTCCAAGGTGATGCTTCTGCTTATATTCAAACAGCATCGGGCGCAGTGCCGTCACCTGAACCTTATCTGGTAGCAACAATTACTATTGATGTTCTCAAGACTACAGGTACATTAGGCTTATGGCGCACACAGCTAGAGAACGCTAGTTTCATTGGTGATATTAGAGTAGTGAGTGATACAGTCGCATTAAGCGATTATACCTTTACTAACTGCACTATTATTAGCATTGGTGACTTACCTTTTGATGGATCTACGGCAGAGGCTCGTATTACCATTAATGGTATTTATTATGTAAATAGCAGCCTTTGGTCGTTATAAGGTTATAAAAAGTTTTACGGCTAGGTCTGCAAACCGAAAAGATGCCCACTCATTCTGCCGTAAATTATTTAGTGGGCTTTATTATTAGTGGATAATATGAGAATTAATAAAAGTTTAAACTTAGTCTTACCAGTTGAAATTGATGGCGTAGACTGCTGGATACATTCAACTCCAATTAGCTTAGACGTATTTGAAAAATACTTTGAGCCGATGAGCTTAGCCTTATCAACCATGTATGCTCAAGGTAATCATATAGCAGCGCCTAAAATAGCGGCTATGATGCTTAAGAAAGTAGCTAAACGACTTGGGGAATGGGAAGGTGCAGACGGTGTACAAAACGGTCTTATAAACGAAATTAAGCGCCTTACTAATTTAGTCATCCCTGGCATTAATGGTTGGGAAACATTGCCTTATTATGTCGCGGTACAACAAAACAGACTTACTGCTGATGACATATCTGAAATAGAAAGTATTGTAATTTTTTTTATCTTAGCCTCGTCCGTGCATGGCAAGAAGGGATTACCATTGGTGATGCCCCTTTTAGAGCGCTGGGGTGCGCAGGAAGAATACTTGACCTCTACGGAGTTCGCAGCTTCATTGCCGACATTGATAAAAGTAGAAACTTCCACAAAAGTGGAGAGCATTTAGTATCATATATTCTTGATTGGCTTTCTGATGAGGGCTTTCAAGAATATTTTAATAAGTACGATATAAGTTATGGCTCTGCCCAAGAATTTAGAGAGCGGTATTTACTAAAAGAATTAAGAAATAGGATGTTTTAAGATGGCTTTGAAAAGTATTGTTGAAATTCAAGTTGATGACACCAAATTTCAAGAATGGTTAAAACAAACTAGAACTATCACGCTGGAGGTTGAGGGCGGTGCTGGCGATATTAATGCTCCACATTCTTCAAAAAACCCCACTTCCCCTTCCGCGCCAAATAAAGTAGTTCCAGGGACTATCTATACACCGAGAGAAGTCAAGGAACAAAAAAGAAAAGAGAAAGATTTCCAAAAAAATCAAACTAAATTTTGGAAAGAAGTTGGAACAGAGGGACTTTCTTTTTCTAAGGCATTAGCATCATCAATAAAAAGTTTAGGTAAATGGACGGCAGGCTTAAGCCTTGTTGGGGCATACGCTGGCGCTAAACTAGGGCAATCAGTTGCTGGTGCAGCGTATAAGTCCAGAGGCTTAGGCGTATCATCAGGGGAACTAAAATCTTTAAGTATTAATTATTCAGCGTTAACGGATGATATCGGAACATCTCTTTCTAAGATTCAAGAGGCACAATTTGATCTTAGCAAACAATGGACTCTTAATCAAGTTGCTAATAGAGGTGGTGTAGATTTTACAGGTAAAAACCCTGCTGAAATATTTGCAGCAATGGCCCCGCTATTTAAACAATATGTAGAAGCTAACCCAACATTAAATGAATCAACTCTAGCCGCATCAGGATGGGGTCAATTTAAGGATATGAGTGATGTTGCCAGAACTAGGCAAATCACTAAAGAATCTATCGATTTAATGACTCAGCATAATGAAGCTGATAAAGTAAATCTTGATTTAAATTACCGGATGACAGATTCCTATATTCAAACAGTTAATACGCTAAGTAGAGCTGGTGAAGAAATAGAAAACTCATTTATAAAAGGGTTAGTAGATGCCAATATGCCTATCAGGGAGCTAACCGAATCTGTATCAGCAACCGTTAAAACATTTGTTGGCTCAGATGGATTTAAAGAATTAGTAAAATCAGCATCTGTAAATATAAAGGAATTTGCTGATTACTTAACTACTGATAAATTTAAAGAAGACATAAAAACATTCACTGACTTTATTGGTGATGTTGCCAAAATTGTTAGAGTGGGTGCGCATCCTATCGATGCTTTAACTGGTGGTGTTGATGCTTTATTCACTACTGGATACCCAGCAGATATGGGTGATAAAAGAAGAAAAGAACAAGATGAAAAATCTAAATCAGAAAGAGAAGCAAGATTAGCATCATTTCAAAATGATACTGCCTCTAAAAAATCACCATCAGATGTTGAAAGAGCTAGAGCTACTTTATCTTTATATTTAAAAGATAAAGACTTATCAAAAACTGGGCTTACAAGAAGCGATATTATGGCATTGGCTGAAACTGAAAACGCTCAGTTTGATCCATATTTAAAAAATATACCCAAGCCCGGAGAAAAACAAACAAGCGCATTAGGATTATTTCAATCCACTAAAGGTGTGTATTCTGACATATATGGTGCTGACTGGGAAAGATATAGAGAAAAAAATGACGTTGCGACACAAACTGATACAGCTATAAAGTATTGGGAATTAATAAATAAACAGCTAACAACTGGCATGGGTAAAAAACCATCGGCTGGTGATATAGCATCGGCTCATCATGAAGGTGCTGCTGCTTATTTAAGTGAATTACAAGGGAATCGCAATGAAACACAAGGACTTGCTACTTTTAGAGCTAATTATAAAAAATTTGGCGGAAATATCAATAGAGCGTCTAATAACACAACAGTAACGGTTAATAATAATTCAAGTGCTGATGTTAGCCTTCAAGCTAATAAACTAAACGGAGGTAATTAAGCGTATGAGCTTTGGAGATATAGGTAGAGGTATATGGCGTACTGGTTTTGAAGGATCACCAGTAATTTTAACACGCGGTATAGCTGCACAATGGACTTATACAGGCGGAATGATCCCCATCGTGTTAATAACGGAAGCGGCTAATTTATTAGGCGATCTTATCAACTTAACATTGCCTACAGTTGACCAAATGTTTGCCCATTGGCAAGTGTTGCCAGGTACGCAATTAATGCGTAATGATATCGGCTCTTATCCGTTTGCTAGTCAATCAGTTGCCGCCAATGCTATCGTAAAAAATCCATTAACCATTTCGATGGTGATGCACTGCCCCGTGCAAAACCCCGGTGGTTTCTTAGTAAAGCTTGCTACAATAGCAGCATTAAAAATGACTTTAGATTATCATAATCAAAATGGTGGGACTTACACAGTTGCTACACCAAGTTACATTTATACAGATTGTGTGTTGGTGGGCATAACGGACGTTTCAGGTGGTGAGTCTGAGCAGGTTCAAACATCATGGCAGTTTGATTTTGTACAACCGTTAATTGTAGCCCCAAGCGATAGAGTAATGAGCAAACTTATGAATAAGCTATCAAATGGAACAGAGATTACTGGTGATCCGTCATGGTCTGGATTTTTAGAAAGTAATTCTTCATTAAGCTCATTTTCTGGATTTGTTGCAAATATCCCTACAGCAGTGAGTAATTTATTCTAATGATGACTTATCAGTTTACGCCTAACTCAGTCAATAACTTTCAATTTCAACCTATGCTAGATGGCTCTAGCTATGTTGTTATGTTGACATGGAATGTATTTGGACAAAGATATTACGTAAATATCTACGACCAATCATTTGGCCTAATTGTATGTTTGCCACTAATCGGGTCACCAATTGATAAAAATATAAGCATGACGGCTGGGTACTTTACATCTCAGTTAATATATCGCCCAGATCTGCAACAATTTCAAGTAATATGAGATTTTATTATGTATTTATTCAAGATCAATACGGCAATCCTGTTAAAACATTTAGCAGTGCAAAAGCTGATGGAACACCTGATACTGGCGCGTTAACTTTTGAGATAGATGCTACATTAACGCAACAAGCGTTATCAACCGATAAAGCCACGCTCACGTTATGGGGAATAGCCCCCGACCATTCTACTTATAGAAATTGGGCTAATCCAATTACCCCTTATACTATCAGTGTTTATGGCGGTATGTTAAAAGGACTTCCGCTAGCTAATCCTATGCAACAAGGTCTATTATTGCAAGGTGCAATATTCCAGTGTTATACCAACTGGATAGGTACTGCAATGACTCTTAGCTTCGTTATAGGGTCTGATACAGGACTAATTGCTAATCCTAAATGCTTTTATACTACATGGTATAAACAACAGAAATTAAGTGATTTTTTAAATGCCACATTAACCGCATCAAAAATAAAAAAGTTTACAGTTGATTCATTAGATAAAGATATTGTCCCGAATGAATCAAAAACATTTAGGAGCAATGGCCTACATAATTTCATGGCGGATTTACAATCACAAACATTTATAGCTATAAATGGAGTTGAGCCTAGAGATAATATGTCTTATACGTATAATGGCATAACTTCTTTTTATAGAAATGATCTTTTGTGGATAACAGATCATGCCACCGAGCCAAAAAACAAAACCGGAACACCCAAGAAAATAGAATTTAGTGATTTAATAGGGCAGCCTGCATGGGTAGGGCCAGTTACCATACAATTGTATTTGGTCATGCGAGGGGACTTGTCAGTATTGGATATTCTGACATTACCAGAAACGCCAGTTACTACATCAGCAGCGGCATTATCTCAATACAACCAAATTGACAGAAATGGAGCAGCCTTTCAAGGTGAATTTTATATAACTGAGCTGCGTCATACAGGCAATTCAAGAAGCTCTAATGCTTTGGATTGGATGACAATAATAACGGTAACGCCGATAATGAAAGCTCAAGTCACACCAACAGTAACTATTGAGGCATTAATACAATAAAATGATAGATTACTCAAAAAGATTTCCGTTATCAACAACATTAACTAAATTTACAAACACTCAAATATCCAATGCTTTAGAAGGATTGGGTGATTGTTATCCTTGCACAGTAACTAATGTGCAATTAGCCCCAGATGGTGTTAATGTTGTACCGATAGTTACTGTTAAGTTTGAAGTTGTAACTGATTATCCATTGCCAGAAGTAACTATTCCGGTAATAGGTTCTGAATATATTAGAGTACCTATCAGAGTTGGGTGTCAAGGGCTAGCTATACCAGCTACGGCAATGATTGGTAATATAACAGGACTAGGATCAACCTTTTCAGGATTAACCACGCCCGCAAGCTTAGAGGCGCTTACATTTGTACCTATAGGCAATGCTGTTAACTGGCCTGTAATTGATCCAAACACCTTAAGACTTTATTCAGTTGCGACAGGTGCTATAGTTAGCATTACGCCCACTGATGTTGTAATAACAACAGGATCAACTATTATGGACATATCACCTGCTGGCGTTGCGATTACAGGTAATGTGACTATCACAGGCAACATAACGACCACAGGGACTTTAACAAACAATGGTCATGCAGTCGGATCTACACATAAACATTCTGGTGTAACAGCTGGCTTAGTAAATACAGGAGTGCCAACATGAGAACTTATGGCAGATCATATGATGTAGTAGACAATACTTATACTTGGGTTGAAGTAAACACTGATGCTAATGGATTTAATGATGCCGTTTATGTGACAACATTAATTCAATGTTTAAAACTCAACTTAGGTGAGTCACCGTTCAATGGTAATTATGGTATTCCTGCACAACAATCTGTAGTTACGCAATTGTTTCCAGACATGTATGTTATGCAAATACAACAACAATTTGCACCACATTTCGCATCCATAGTTATTGCTAAAGTGCCTAATATGGTAGCGCCATATTATAATATAAACATTTTGACTCATTCAGGGTCTACTATTTCAAGAAAGGTTGCCGTATGACATTACCCACAATACTGACACCACAAGGCTTACAGCCACAAAAACCAACTGATTTATTAGCTCAGCTTATTGCATTAGTATCATCAACCGTACCTGGCTACACTGCTAATTTACCTGGATCATTGATAGATGACATTAGTGGAACTGATGTTGGCGCAATGATTTTAATTGATAATGCTAGGGTTGAACTTGTCAATTCCCTAACGCCCTATGGTGCTAATGAATTTATTTTAAATCAGTTAGGTCAAATATATGGTGTGCAGCTTGGCGCAACTACTAACACAAGCGTTTATGTTGTGTTTACAGGCTCAATAGGCTACATAATCCCTACAGGCTTTACTGTATCAGACGGAAATTATCAATATACAGTTGTTGATGGTGGGGTTATCCCTGCTGGTGGCACTACTACACCATTATATTGCTTAGCTACTCAAACAGGCTCATGGTCTATTCCTGCTGGGACAGTAACTACGATAAACACATCAGTGCCTAGTGGCTATATTCTAAGTTGTACAAATACTACCGCAGGAACGCCAAGCTCAGGCGTTCAGACAGTTGATAGCTATAGGGCGCAAGTGCTTAACGCTGGATTAGTTATGTCTACGGGCATGGCAACTATGCTGACAGCTCAATTATCAAGTATTAATGGTGTAAATCCTCTTAATATCGCCATTCAACAGCAAACAGGCGGTGCATGGAAAGTTATTGTTGGTGGAGGTGATCCGTACACAGTATCTTATGCTATTTATAAAGCATTGGGTGCAAGTATAGGATTATTGGTTGGATCAACTATGACAGTGACTAGCATAACTAACGCTACAGTAGGACTTGCAACAACATCACTCAATCACGGACTTGGCGCAAATGGTGCAGTAGTATCATTATTTGGCGGTAATAATATACAAATTAATGGCGTAACAGGGATGACGGGCATTAATGGCGTTAACTTAACCATTACCATCGTTTCACAAAATTCGTTCACCATAGGCATCAACACAACGTCTCTTGGTACATACGTAGCTAATAGTGGTACATTAACGCCAAATCCAAGAAATCAAAATATAAACATTATAGACGGTTCAAATACGTATAGTATTAAATATGTATTGCCACCTCAGCAAGTGGTTATTATAAGCCTTGTGTGGAATGTATATGGAGCATCCAATTTAATATCAGCATCAGCTGTTAGTCAGCTTGGTTCTCCAGCAATATCGGTTTATATAAACAGTATTCCGCTAGGGCAGCCTATAAATTTATTTGCAGCTCAAGAAGCATTTGTGGCTAGCATATCTAGCTTAGTCCCTGCAAACCTTATTGATAAAATGTTATTTACGGTAACTATTAATGGAGTAGTTAGCACGCCATTATCAGGGACTCAAGCTATAGTCGGTGATGTTGAAAGTTATTTTTATACTACACCATCGGCAATCACTATAACTCAGGGTTAATTAAATGATTAGCAACACTATCCCTAGCTATCTGTATGATGAATATAGTGATGATGTAACTTTACAAGCTTTTGTATCAGCTTATAACACCATGACACAACAATATGTGGATTGGTTTGTTAATGCTAATTTACCTGTATACACGGGGTTATCTAGTCAGTTATTAGATTGGGTAGGCTTAGGATTGTATGGTGTAGCTAGACCAACATTACAACCTGGATTAACAAGCTGGATTGGCGAATTTAACACAGTAGCCTTTAATACTGGGCTAGCTTATAACTCATTGCAAAAACCTTTAGCAACATTAGCTAATGATGATATTTACCAAAGGGTAATTACATGGCAATATTATAAAGGCGATGGACAAGTTTTTAATTTTGATTGGCTAAAGCGCAGAATAATCAGATTTTTGTATGGTATAAACGGAAATGATGTAGAAATAGCCTCATTATGGGGTATTGACATAACTGTAATAACTAATGCAATTACTATAAATATTAATACTGCTCAGCTTTATAATTCAAAAATTAATTCATTAGGGCTAATTACTTACGGGGTTGGATTTTATAATATTCAATCTGCATCACTAGGTAATCCTGCAATAGCTAGTTCAGCAATTGGATCAGACTATCAAGCACCGGAAACAACTGTTTCAACAGTTCCGCTAGACCCATCTGTTCTTGTAGCAGCTAACATATTTAAAAATTCAATAGCTACTCCAGTGCTACCATTACCGTTTCAGTTTACTTATGCTGTAAATATAATCTAATGCTATACTACATTAATATCTAAGGGGACATTATGTCAGAAGTTTTCGCTAATAATGCTATATCAAAATTAGCCACATCAATTATAAGTAGTGCTACAACTGTTACATTGACATCTGGCACAGGTGTATTATTCCCTGCTGTCACCACAGCATCAGGTAATTTTTTTAGACTAACATTAACTAGTTCTACAGCAGTCACTTCTAGCGGTTTACCTGTTAATGAAATTGTATTCTGTACAAATAGATCAACCGATATTCTTACTATTACCAGAGCGCAAGAAGGTACTGCTGCAGTAGGCTTTTCAGCTGGAGATATCGCAGCCAATGAAATAACAGCAGGAATGATGGTCAATATTTATAGCCCTGCTGCCGATCAAGACAATGCTGTTAGATATGCTTTAGATACTGGTATTGCTAATGCTTATGCAATAGCACTTAATCCAAGTATGCCGACTAGCCAGTTAGGTGACTTTGTTATGTTCAAAGCTGCGCATGCTAATACAGGAGCATCTACAATAACTATTAATAGTGGGACTCAATACGCCATAGTTAGCCAAAGTGGTAATGCTTTTACGGGTGGAGAAATACAAATTAACGGTATTATTGGGGCTGTTTTTAATGGTACTGGATACAATATTGTCTACTCAACTAATGAAGCAACTGAAAACTTTAAGGCTATTACCACAGCTGGTTTTGCGTCAACTGGGACAACTACGTGTCCAACAAGGACAACAGGTGATGCAACTACAAATGCAGCTACAACAGCCTTTGTAGCTAATTCATCAGCAATTACTAAAACATCAACGGTTACTTCTGATGGTATAACAATATATACGTACTCTCAAAAAATGCCTAGTGGCATGATAATGAAAGGCGGTATTATTGATTCAGCGGCAACCTCTGGAACTATAACTTTTGCGTCTCCTTTCCCAACGGCTGTTATGTCAATAAGCACTTCTAACGTATCTCGACCTGGGAATATTGGTGTTGCTGGTGGTATAATTGTGGATGCAGTCCTTGACACTACCTCAGCAATGCAATGGACTAGCTACATTGCTCAAACAAATGCATTAACAGCCCCTGGATTGTTTTCTTGGTCTGCAATAGGATACTAAAATGCCAATACTAGCCGATAGAATAAAAGAAATAACAATAACCACAGGTACAGGAACTATTGCCTTAGGTGGTGCGGTAACTGATTTTAGATCATTTAATTCAGTAGTGTCTAATGGCGTAACAGTCAGATATGTTATTGATGATTATGCAGGTAACTGGGAAATAGGAAATGGAGTTGTTGGCACAAATACGTTAACTAGATCAGTCTTAGAATCAAGCAATGCAAATGCTTTAGTAAGTTTTGCTGCTGGTAATAAGTATGTGTATATAGCAGCTATTTCTGTTGATTATCTGCCAGACCAAACAGCTAATGCGGGAAAAATATTAACCACAGACGGAACTACGCCTAGCTTTTCCACAGTTAATTCATTACTTAGCACCGTAACTGTTTCTTTAGGAGGAACAGGACTTGTAACAATCCCAGCAGGGTATATTCCTTATGGTAATGGAGTTTCTGCATTAAATTATAGTAGTAATTTATATTTTAGTGGTACGGCTCTTGGTATTGGTACAACAAATACTAGTGGCGGTATGGTTACGGTAAATGGAGATATATCATCAAAAGGATTAGTAATAACAGGTCAATCATTTACAACTACAAGCAATGTAGGTATGTCCCTTTGGTATGACAGCACGGGTGGAACTAGCGTTATTAATAGTTATAATGGCGTTGGATTTTCACCATTGCCTTTAAGATTTCAGGCTAATTTATATAACTTTACTAACAGCTCTAGTATTAGCACAGTGGTTATAGATGATATTGGAAATACTTTTTTAACTGTCGGTAATCTTTGGCAAAAAGCACCGTCCCACACAAGTATATCAACAACAACTACATTAACCATTGCTCAAATACAAACAAATATTATTAATACAACTGGGTCTGCTTATACTGTAACTATGCCAACAGGTACGGATATTGATGCAGGATTCCCAATTACCACAATAACTAATGTTGGATTTGATTTTCATGTTATAAATACTGCATCTGGAACTATTACAATCGCTATAAATACAGGCGTAACATCATTAGGCTCATTAACTATACTCACAGGTATATCAGCTAATTTTAGATTGAGACGAACAGCCGCTAACACTTACATTTTATATAGGATTTAACAATGGCAACATACAATAAATACACCAATGCAGTAAAACCAATGCTTGAAGGCAATAACGCTGCAACAGATAACTGGAAAATAGCTTTAGCGGCTACGGTCAACGCTGCTGATACGGCTTTTGTAGTCGGCACATCTGATCTTGCAACTGCTGGTGGTTATACCGCTGGTGGTAATGCAGCTACTCTTGTGTCAGCAGTTGATACAGCAGGAACTTATAAACTTATCCTTAACTCACCTGCAGCCTGGACAGCAACGGGCTCTGGCTTTACATTCCGATATGTAATTATCTATGATGCCACCACATTAATACCAGTGGGCTATTGGGATTATGCCATCTCGGTAGTGATGTCTGGCACTAATGGCGATACTTTCACCGTGACGCTAGATGCAACTAATGGCGTTTTTCAAGTAGCTTAAGGATTAATAATAATGGCACAATTAGTAGTAGGCGATAGAACTCAGGAAACTTGCACCACAACAGGAACAGGTACACTAACCTTGCTGGGGGCGGTGACTCAGTTTCAATCGTTTGCTGCTGTTGGCGTGTCAACTGGTAATACAATATCGTATTCAACTGAATACAATATTGCAGATCAATCTGGCGTAAACTGGGAAACTGGGATTGGAACTTATACCACATCAGGCAGCACTTTAAGTAGAACTACTGTATTATCCAGCTCTAATGCTGGCGCATTGGTAAACTTTGGTGCTGGTACTAAAAATGTCTTTATCACCTATTCTGCCGTAACATCAGTTTCAGGTGGAGGTGGTGGCACATACCCAACAATCAAACCTAGTTTAAACCTAGACTTCGCCAACTCAAATACAATCGATCCACGTATTACCTTCTTACGATCCACAACAGCGACTTACTATGATGGCAAAACCACTGCTATGGCTGAGCAGAATTTGTTGTTGCAATCTAATATCTTTTCTAATGCTGCATGGGTAGCAACAAATGGAACTGTTGCTTCTGGAGTAACTGATCCTGCCGGAACTACAACTGCATTTAGTTTTACTGCAACAGGTGTAGCTACGCTTTACCAAACATTAACCACGACAGCCACTCCTTATACTCTAAGTTTCTATATCCAACGAGTAACAGGCACAGGTGCAGTTAATTTAACGCTAGATGGTACAACACTTACCCCACAAACTATTACAGGCTCGTGGGCCAGATATCAGGTCACAGCTACGCCAACTGCGGCTAGTCATACTATTGGATTACAGTTGGCGATATCTGGCGATGTGGTTAATATCTTTAGTTCACAGTTAGAAAACAGAAGCAGCATGACTGCTGTTAATATCACAACCACAGCAGCCATAACCAACTACATACCAGTGCTAGTGACTGCACCTGCTGGTGTGCCAAGATTGGACTACAATCCTGTGACGGGTCAGGCATTAGGTTTGTTGATTGAGGAGCAGAGGACTAATTTACTGACTTATAGTGCTACGTTTTCTAATGCAGCATGGACATTAACCAATGCCACATTAACAGCGGCAGCGACTATTGCCCCAGATGGTACGCAGACTGCGTTTAACTTGGCAAGTAATACAACAACAGGATTACAAGCGATTGCTCAAACAGTTACCAAAGCAGCATCAGCTATTGCTTATACATCAACAATTTATTTTAAAGCTAATCAATATACTTATTCATGGTTACAAATATCTGATGGTGCTGGCAATGGCGCTATTGTATATTTTAATCTAACCACTGGGGCTATTTCTACCGCTGTTGCTGGTATTGGCACTGCGTTTACTGCTTTGTCTGCAACTGCGCCTACATCAATAGGAAATGGCTGGTATAGATGCAATATCACAGGCACAAGCAACACAGCTACAAGTTTAGTTACTCAGTTTGGTAGTTCAACAAATGGTACGAGCAACTCGGTTGTTGGCAATGGATATAATGGAGTGTATGTATGGGGCGCACAAGTAGAAGCAGGCTCTCTCGCAACATCCTACGTCCCCACAACCTCAGCGCAAGTCACTCGTAATGCTGACCAAGCGAGTATGACTGGGACTAACTTTAGTTCTTGGTATAATCAGAGTCAGGGGAGTTTGTATTATGAAGGTGAGTTAACTGGGAATAACTACATTTCTGTGTGGAGAATAAATGCTTCTGTATCAGGACCATCAGATAATATTCAGGGCTATATAAGTAATAATAAACTGATCTATCAGATTTCGGTAGGAGGTTCTTCTTTTCAGAGTTCATCACAAACATTATCTGGGGTAGCTAAAACTGCATCAACGTTTGGGTCAACATTGTACGGGTTTGTTTGCAACGGTTTACCCATTAGCATTGTCAATCCTGCTTTAGCCTTGACCCCTATGGTAAATCTTACGATAGGCGCAGCTTATCAACCTATTGGTACGATGATAGGTCACATCCGCAAACTATCCTACTATCCACAAGCACTAACTTCTGCAAACCTAGTTGCGCTTACATCATAAGGACATAAAATGATTATCTACCTAAACTCAACAGATCAAGCGGCACAAGATGCAGCCTTAGTAGCGGCTGAGGTTTGTCAGATTATACAAGATGAAGATGGCGTTGATATGGTTGTCCCTAAACAAGGTTATACAGTGGACACTATAGGTATTATCTACAATACAACTGACCCATTAAACCCTATCCCAACAGTCGGCTGGTTTGCTAATATTATGGGCGAGTTTACACCTGAACAATTAGCTATATTACAACCTACCGCTGTGCCTAATAACCCCGTAAGAATGTTTGCTGGAGCTGGTAAATGAGTACACTAATAGGGACAGGCTCAGATCAAGTTCCTGTAAATGGGATGCTGGGTAAAGCTGCGTTCTTAGATCAAGATGTGCCAGTATCAGGTGCATTAAAGACTATTCAAACAGCCCCAACTATAGCCAGTGCCACAACTATTGCCCCAACTACTTTGATTAGCTTTGTGTCAGGAGTAGTTGCCGTAGTTACCATTACTCCACCAACTAATATATTAGTAACTGGCGGACAAATTACGCTTATTCCAACAGGGATTTTTACAACTACAACGGCAGGTAATATTGCCTTAGCTAGCACAGCGGTGGTCGGTAAAGCATTGATGATGACTTACGATGCCACTACTACTAAATGGTATCCTAGTTACTAATGTTTGGTAATAGTGCTTTTGGGGTATATCCATTCTCTACAGTAAAAACTGTAGTTGGAACATATAGGAGTTTGTTCGCCACTAATGGTGTCTACACTGTAAATGGTAATAACGCTAATTTAATACCCTTACACCATTATTCATTATCAGGTAATGCAGGCGGTTATGTTGTAACAGGTGCATCCGCTAATTTAGCTTATCTTAGTAATTATACATTAGTCTGTACAAGTGGCAGTTATGCCATTACAGGTAAAATTGCATTATTACATTTAGCAAAAACCTTTCCTGCGGATACTGGCACATATAGTATTTATGGCGGATCAGCAACCTTTAGAATAGATCATAAATTAACTTGTATTAATGGCGCGTATGTTATTACGGGTAAGCCCTCTACTTTAATTCACACTAACCGTTATAGACTAATTTGTAATAATGGTAGTTATGCTATAACAGGACGAAATGCTAATTTACTTTTAAATAAGAAATTAGCATTAGGTAATGGTACTTATACTGTTGCTGGAACATCTGCTAATTTACTGTATCAAATAGGTGTTGATTTTAATTTTGTATCAACATCAATGCCTGAACTTATTTTAAATATAACTGATAACTATGATATTATGATGGTATCTAGCGCAATTACTTCTGATTAACTATGGTGGCAACTAATGCTAATGTGTAATTCACCAATCCAATATTTAATTGGTTCAGCATCAGTAATAACCGTAAATATAACCAAAGCTGGCGTATTAGTAGATCCGTCAGCTTTGATCTTTGAGTATGAACAGCCTGATGGGGTTATTGTAATTAATACCTATGGCGTAGGTATTAATATTGTTAAAAAATCCACAGGAATATACACCATAACTGTTGTATTATCACAAGCTGGTACATGGCGGTATAGATGGCAATCAACAGCGCCTAATCACGGTGCGGCGGAAGGCACTTTAGTTGTAAACCCTAGCATTATTTCTTAAGGAATTATTATGGACAAATTATTAAGCGTTTGGATATATCTACAAGGCCGTTTAGCAGAGCCATCTACACATGCTTCCATTGCCTCATTATTAGCTTTAGGTGGCTTAAATTTGGATGTTGGTATAGCTCATGATGCCATGATTGCCGCTGGCATTTTCTTTGGTAGCTTAGGGTTTTTTATTAAAGAAGCTACGCCATTAACAAAAGTATAGTTATATTAGCGATATTATGTTCGGGGTGTAGTATATCTATACTTGATTTACAAGAATGTGAGCTAAAACCTGGTGTATATCAGGCTTTAGCTTTAAACACTGTATCAAATACAATAATGCCAAATGGTATTATATTAAATTTAACATGCGTGGTGAATTAAATGTTAATCGGTAATCAAATAGAAGCAGCAGCTATAAGCACTTTTGTAGATTTAATGGGGCAAGGTCATATATTTTCTCGCATTGTAAATGAAATTGAACGCACTAATATTGCATTGCCAGTTGGCACTGGTCATGATAAAAGAAATAAAGTATTAGCTGATATTGAAATTATTTTTGATGATTTAATTGAGCCTATTGCTGCACATATTCTAAATCTATTAATAGAGCTTGGTGTCGCTTATGTTAAAGCCATAAATCCAATTGCTGGAGCTGTAGCTAGTCAAGTTGGCGATTTAATTGAAGCTAAGCTGACATAAGAAAATGATAACTAAAGATTCAGAGACTATAAAAGAAATTATGCTTGAAGCTTTGGCGCAACATCATGAGATATTTATCGATGCTCATGCAGAACATCATGAATGGATAAAGGATAGGATTGCAACGGAAAAGGCTAGAGAAGAATATTACAAAGAAGCTAAAAAAACAATTATTGGATGGGGAGTTGCCGCTATAGCCAGTGCTGCATTTTATTATCTACAGTCGCATTGGAAAAACTGATGGGCAGCATAAATACTTTAACCCAACTAATAAAAGATAGTGAGGGCTGTAAATTAACGGCCTACACAGATTGTGCTGGAATATGGACTATCGGTTTTGGAGTCACCGGAGCAGACATAAAAAAAGGGCTTGTATGGACTCAAGAACAGGCAGACGCGGAACTGGATATATTAGCAAATGATGCAGTCAGGAAGGCAATGAAAGCATCACCAAGTTTAATACTTGCATCAAGTAATAAACTAATCGCAATAGCTGATTTTATATTTAATCTAGGCATCGGTAATTATTCAAAGTCTACACTAAAAAAATATGTAGACAAAAGTAATTGGCTGGCGGCATCCGGTGAAATTAAGAAGTGGGACAAAGCTAATGGAGTCACGCTCAAAGGATTGACCATAAGGCGTAAAAAAGAATCTGAGTTATTATTATCCTAGCCGCCTAGACACATAAAAAGTGTGTTCTCCGATACGCCTCGTTATTCTCCCTGCATAACGAGGCTTTTTAGCCCTTTCCCAACTATCCGCTTTACCAACTATTGACACTCCACCATCCATAATTGATGCCGCTAAGCTAATATAATGTTTTGCTATATTAGAAGGAAGCACACGCCTCGTCACGCCTCGTAAGCCACAAATTGATCTATTAGTGCCTTTAGACCTATTTAAGCTAGCCTGAGCCACTGCAATTAATCCTTCAAGACTTTCGCCAGATGCCTCTGAAAACATTATCTCTGCTAGGCACTTAGATTCGTTGCTGTGTCCAATAGTAGGCGCTAAAACCATTGCTAGAATGGCATATATCATATTATTTTTCATAAAGTATGGTCTCATAATAGTTATTTAACGTCAATACCTCCTGTATCCACACAACATAGATGTTATATAAGTATTACTACGAATTTACATTAAAGTCAAGCCCTGTATAGTTTGCTCCATAGGGGTAAAGTACCCCTATGTGCCGACTAGCACACGCTAGTTATTTTAGGAGAAAATTATGACTGTTGCTGATACAACAGGTATAAGTGGACTTTTGAAAGATCCAAGCGTTATGAAAGCTCTTTCTGACGCGATTCCAAATATTTTAGGAGGCAATACAATGACTGATTCAACGGGTTTAGGTGGTGGTGCTTTAGGTGCTGTTTTAGTGGGTGCTTTATTACCTCGTTTATTTAATAATGATAATGGAGCTGCAACAGCTGCCGCTGCCGCTCATGTGTTGACTGCTGCTGATGTTAATACTGCAATAACTACTGCACTTAATGGTCAAACATTAGGTAGTGTACAAGGCGAAATTTGGAAAGCTGAAGGTCAAGTACAATCTTCAATTTCAGCTGCTCAAAACGCTGGTCAATTAGCAACATTGAATGCTGAAATTGCTAATTTGCAAGGTCAAGGTAGTATTTTAGCTGATATAAACAGAATCTCAACTGATTCTGCAACTCAAAATGCTGCTATTGTGGCGGCTATCAATACTACTGGTTGGGAAGCTGTAAACGCTACTACAACCGCTGCTGCTAATGTGATTGCTTCTGCAACTGCTAATACAGCTTCTTTGTTAGCTACTACTAATGCTTTGGCTACACAAGCTGCTAATAATGCTGCTGCTGCTAGTTTAGGTGTTCTTCAAGCTAAGTATGATACTTTAATTGCTATCGGTAATGATGGTGATAAGACTCGTGCGATGATTGAAGGTATAAATAATGCTGCTTTAAATCGTCAGATTATAGTTGCTGATAATCGTATTGCTGAATTACTTGGCGATAGAAACACTGCTAAAGGTGGGATTGAAATAAACACTTCTGTAAATCAAGCGGTGGCTCAGTCTCAAGCTCAACAACAAGCCATTACTACTAATGGTCTTTTGACTCAGTTGTTAACTTCTGTTCAGCATAACACTCAAAGTACAGTAAACTTAGGTACTATGATTGGTTCTGGACAAACTGCAACAAACGTAAAGTCTTAAGGTATGGTTTAATTTCACTTAAAAAAGGTAGGTAATATGGCGGTTTTAACACTTGAACAACAATTAGCAGCAACCCAAGCTAGAATACTTGAATTAACAACCCCTAGTGTTACTGAGATACCTCAGTTTACATTAGAAACAATTCAGGAGATGATCAATAAAGGCGTTGCTAAAAAGTTAAGTGAATTAACTGTCATTGCCCCGGTTATAAGTGAAGTTAAACGGCTTTCACCGATAGAATGTATAAATATGTTATTTACCCCTGAAGAATGTGAATGGCTTTGCAATCCAGCTGTTCTTCGGGGTGTAGATAACTTTATTATTGATAATTACATTCATACTGATGAGGGTAAGTCTACTTTACAGCAGTTTTTTAAGAGCTATAGGAGTTATTATGAAAGTATTAATTAAGCATGTTATTGCTTTAGAACCAAAGTGGCTAGATACATTAGTTTCAGAAATAGTCACGGCAAGCAAAACAATTTATCCATCAGATGTTGAAGAAATGGCGGCTATTAAAGCTATGATAGAGCCGGAAATGAACATAGCAGCTAAAGAAGCTTTTAACGCTGGTATGAATGTTGGCCTGATGGGTGGTGACATGGCAGATACAGCTATGTATGCAGCTAAACCAATAATGTAATTTGGTTATAAGGGCAGTAATTTGACTGCCCTTTTTTTTATTTTTTATTCCACTTAGGTATTTCTTTAAATTTGTCCGCTGGGTTTTCTTCTTCATAAACTACTGGCGATAATCCACGCAAAAACTTACCTGAGCCACCTTTACCATCCATAAAGCCGAAATGATGCGGCAAGGCTTGCATAGCTATGTATTCAGCAGATTCTTTGTCAATTGCTTCAATATCTATTTTAAAAGTTATAACACCTGTGTATTTTTTCATTTTATTTCTTCAACCTCTGTATTAGCTGATAAATGCACCGTTGCATCGCCTAAATAGCACACGCTATACGCGCCATCTATATGGTCAAAGCAAAAAACGGTTTTAGACTCATCTCCGTTTATCGTAAACCGCGTGTCTCTTGATAGCTCATAAAGTTTCATTTCCTACTTCCTAATATATCTTTTGTTGATAGTCTTTGCATTTCATTACTATAGCCAACAGCCCTGCCCATTCTATCTAGTCTACGCATTTCAGCTATAAAGCTTTTAACTTCTTTGCTCTTGAAGTACGCTTCCCACTGCCCGTTATGTATTAATTTCTCCAAACTACTCATCTAATCTCTCCAAATCTTCCTTTAATCGTTCATGAAAGTTTTCTTCCCCATCTCCAATACCGCGTGCTTTTTCGATTAATCTAGCTATATAAAAAACTTGCCATACTGAGACATTTTCAAAATCAGGGTGAGCATGAATTGAATTACTTAAATCTCGCAGTCTTTCATCACTCAAAGGCTCTCGTTTTGAATCCTCTACTCCCTGACGGTAATTAGCCCAGTCGGGTTTAAATAGCTCTTGCTTAACCATATTCCCAACATCAGCAATATGCTCAGGTTGGGCGAGTAGGTCTTTATTCATTGTGTTTCTCCTATAGTCCTAGTGCTGAAAATATTGCCAACAATTTAGGGAAAAAGTTAATTGCTTTTTCGCCATCCATTTCAGCTACTTCATCAGCAGTAAACTTTTTCCATTTTTCAATACTGTATAACTTGCAACCCACTTGTGCTAAGTCTGTATAGATTGTTATGTTGTATTCAATACCTATTATGTTAATGGGTGATTTTTCCACATGAGCATAGCCATACACCTGAGCATTGCCATACACACGAGCTTCGCCATACACACGAGCTTCGCCATACACCCAAGCATTGCCATACACACGAGCTTCGCCAGACACATGAGCATTGCCAGACACACGAGCATCGCCATACACACGAGCTTCGCCATACACCCAAGCATTGCCATACACACGAGCTTCGCCAGACACATGAGCATTGCCAGACACACGAGCATCGCCATACACCCAAGCATTGCCATACACACGAGCTTCGCCAGACACACGAGCATTGCCAGACACACGAGCATCGCCATACACACGAGCTTCGCCAGACACACGAGCTTCGCCAGACACACGAGCATTGATGTCAATAAAAGCTGATTTTTCTACCGTTACACTTTCAGCTACCCATCCACCGCCATTAATATGGCGGTGTGCTGGAACTAATCCATTCCCATCTTTAAAATCAAAAAATTCAGTCATTTTGTTGCTCCAGTTATACCGTGATGCTTTTCTGCATCTCTAAAACCAGCATAATATCCTGCAAAACCCTCATCTGTTATACGAGCCTCAGCAAGCACATCAAGTTTATCTTCACTCAAAGGCTCACGCTTTTGTGGTGATGTGTAGAGCAAATCCCCGTTCTTTATGTCTCCATGTCTACATGCCAATTTAACTGTATGCTCAGAGTCGTCTGGGTAGCCTCCAATCGTTGTTACAATACCAACAGGCTCTTGCTCAGTCTGTTCAGGTTGGGCGAGTAGTTCTTCTATCTCCTCGCATAATAAATTGTAATTATCTCTATCACCATCTAAATCTTCCCAAATCTTTTTCAACAACTCTCTTTCTTTATTCATTTCCAAAAACCTCTTTTAGTTTATTGTATGTTTCTATGTCAAATGCTTTTAATTCTTTTAATCCCTCACCATTATTTTCTATTAAACTTTTTAAAAAGGTTTCGTGTTTTTCAATCGGAGATAAATGCTCAGGTTGGGCGAGAAACTCTTCAATTTCTTTATCCAGCGACTCCATAGCATTGTAAGAACCCCCTCCATCAATCACCCTTCTCAACAACTCTCTTTCTTTACTCATCATCTACTCCAATACCATATGCTTTTTCTATTTTTCTTGCATACTCTTTATAAGCAAATACCGTTGTTGTGTATGTGCAGTCATAAAGATCATCGGTTGCAAGTGTGCTTAGTTCTTCATCACTCAACGGCTCTCTAGGTTCTTGCTTAAGGTAAAGTGGCAATATCTCATTACCTCCTTGAATTTGTGCCGCTAAACGTCTTGTATCATGTGTTCCTACACATTTACCACCTAAATCAAAACTACCCCAACACACTATATTATTTTCTAACTCAGGTTGAGCGAGTAGTTTTTCAATTTTCCATATAACTCCATTTGCTATAAGGTCATCGTCATAATTAAGATGTTTTAATATATCCGAAGCATTTTTTAGTAACTCTCTTTCTGGACTACTCATCATCGCACTCCATCAATCTAGCAAGCATTCCTCTATCAAAATCATCAAAATCAAAAGGATTATTCGCTTGATCTTCAATTTCTTTTTGCGTAATTCCTAGTTTTAATAGTTGGCAGGAAAAGTAGTAACCATCCTTAAATTTAGTTGTCATCACCAACCTCTCTTGCTGTAAGCATTGCGTCTGCTTGTTTATAGGCGTATTTAGCGCATTCTTCATAACTCCATCTACTTTCAGGGTCTGCTGACATTAATCCTTGCATAGCCGAAGATGCAAATTGGTCGCGGACAGTCATGTATCTTTCTTTAAAAGCTTTGCCGTCATGATAACCATCGTTATAGATTTCCGACACAAACAAGCTTAAATTGTCATTACTTAAAGCTGTTATCCCGTACTTTGTAGCTAAAAATTCTACTTTTTTACTCATCACGCATACCTTTTATAAAGTAATTCTTTTTCTTTAAGTTTTAAAAGCTTGGCTGTTTTTATATAAAGACCTGCATTGGCTCTCATAAATTCAACTATCAGCATAAAGCTTTTTGAAAATGTTATAGTTGGAGCTTCCAACTTCTTTAGTCCCGCATAATAGGCTTTGTTTAAAGCCATCCATTCCTCAAGCCCATTTTCAGTGAAAAAAGTAATGCCCATTTCATTAGTGTATGCGCAAATACTCCCTACAGCGTTCTTGCTTTTAATTATGTTAGCAATTTGATGTGCTGTTATATTTAAATAGACAGCGGCTTGTGTTCGAGTTATGTAGCCATTTTTTTCTGCAAATCGTCTGTTTGCAATATGACCAGCGTTTTTAACGCGAATCGCTTGTTTGTTTTTTTCGTAGTGCTTTTTATTTGCTCTTTGTGCTATTTCGCTCATTTTGATACCAAATCCCATAAAATGTCTGAAATCTTATCTTTTAATGATTCTGGCAAATCATTAAATATATTAATACCGCCAACATAAGCACCATCTACCTCGATGCTTTCTGGACAACCAGGGTATTCTAATGTCTCTGGTTCGTATGGCTGGTGATTCCATTCAACGTCCAAAACCATGTCGTTTACTTTGATAATCATAAGTTTAACTCCGCCATAGCCAAAGACTCGGCATAAATAGCATCAATGATCCAACGGTTGCAGGGATCGTGCTGCTTATCAAATGGTGCGCTAATAGCACCATCAATAACAGCTATTAAACACTCGCCATCACGCTCACCTTTTTCCATCTGGCGAATATTATTAGCCAAGATGCGCATTACTTCTGTTGCGTCATCTTGAAAGTTTGAAACTATGTTAGCCATAATCACATCGGCTAGTGCCTGATGTTTTTGTTGTTTCGGAGTATATTCAGACATAAATTCGTCCTCTTGGTTATCCCATTCGTGCTGGCACATTATTCCATCCTTTTTCTTTGATTAATCGGTGCAGGGTTAATTGTAAAATCTTAACGTCAATCAGGTCTTGTGGGATTAGATTGTTTAGTTCTGATCTTGGTACGTTGTATTTTTTTTGTATGTTGTTAAAAATACTAGATGAAGGATTAGCTGCTATGTATTTAGCCTTATACGCCTTAATCTTTTCAGAATTAGCTGCTTGATATCTAGCCATATACGCCTTAATCTTTTCAGAATTAGCTGCTTGATATCTAGCCATGCTAGCCTTAATCTTTTCAGAATTAGCTGCGTGATATCTATCCCTATCCGCCTTAATCTTTTCCTTTTTACTCAATATCAATGTAGTCATGTTCAATAGCCTTGTTTGGGTTATCAGGTAATGCCTTAGTCGCCATGATTTCAGCTAATACACTATTAATCACGGCATTAGCAAGATTCGACACCACCTTACCCTGATTAATGCTAGTCTCACCGGATTGCAAGGTTTGTATTTCTTGTTGCAGGCGTTCTCTTAATAAACTTAAATTTGGAGTATTCATTATTTACGTCCTGTTGGTAAATGGTATGACTGAGAAGCACCTTCACTATAATCTGGTAATGAAGTAGGTTTTGCAGCCACTTCAAGCTCGTTCAGCTCGTAAATATGACCATCCCTGATGACGAACTGTCCTGATTTAGTAACTTCAAGCTTAACCAAATCTTTGCTAGGTTTAAAATAAAAGTTGTGGGCAAATATGCCTGATCCAAAAGCTACTAATAGAGCCAATATTTTTACTGAGGTTGTATTCATAATCTATCTCCAATTATTTATTATTATAAAACCATCAACCTACTAGGCTAAATAGGCTGATGGGGTCTAACATTGAGGCTTATTTAAAGTTACCAAATGTAACAACTGACACGTATCTTTTTCGGGTCTACGCGGACACCCGCCTCATTTTTTTACTGATACACCAAGAAATTCTGTCTAGGAAACTTGATGTATCACTAAAAAGGCTGGTTATGTTATCCAGCATTGCTTTATAAGCAATCATAAGTGCAGCCACTCTGTGATTTTAAAACTTTATATAAGGCCAAAGTCCTGCACTCTCGGTTTTTATTAAGGCCAATCACCGACAACCGCCTGTTTTCTTATATTAAAAAGTTTTTTCTGCTAGGTCTGTCGGTGTCTGTTCCGGCCTGCCCAGATTCTACGCTCTGGATGCGTTAACTTTTTAAGTTGTGTCTATAGTAAAGATTTAAAAATAAAGTGTCAAGCTCTAATTTACATTTAATTATCTAAGAGCTGTAATTAATCTGTTTTGGGTAACGTCTTTTTCATTAATAACCTTCATAACTCGTTCGTCTATAGTGTTTTTTACAACCAGATGGACTATGCGTACTGGTTTGGTCTGACCTTGCCTATATAATCTGGCGTTAAATTGTTGGTAATAGTCCAGTGACCAGCAAAGTGAAAACCAAATAACAAGTTGCCCACCATGTTGAAGGTTAAGGCCATGCCCTGCACTTCGAGGATGTGCTAAAAGAAGTTTAATATCGCCTTTATCCCATGAGGTTATAGTGTCATCATTTTTATCCATAACTACAGCATCGGGGAAACGTGCTTGAAGGCGTTCAAGATCACTTCTATAGTTGTATGCTACAAGAATGTTTTCATCGTTTTGTTCTATTAGTTCAGCTAGGGCATCAAGTTTAGATGTGTGTAGTTCGGCCCAGTTTTTATATATATCAACATACATAGCACCGTTTGAATATTGCAATAATTTATTAGCTAATACAGCCGCGTTAATTGCTTCTATTTGATGACCTTCAAACTCTATAAACAAATTACGTTCAAATAGTTTGTAATTAGCTAATACTTTAGGGGCTAATTCTATTTCTTCAATTAAATCTATGCGATCAGGAAGCTCTAGATAATCAGCAGATTGCATAGACAAGGTGTAGAGTTGCATCAATTTTTCAATTTGAGCCTGTGAGCCTTTTCGTGGTGTAAATGAATACCCCATGTAACCTTGCTCAAAAAAACGCTGTTTGTAGGCTGTCATTGTGCGACCTAATGAATGACCATAATCAACTAAATAGCATTGTGACCACAAATCCAGTAAGCCATTTGGTGAAGGTGTTCCGGTAAGCAGCACAATATATTCAACAAAAGGTAATACTTTTTTAATGGCTTTGAAGCGTTGACTGCTAGGGTTCTTGAAAGAGCTTGCTTCGTCAACTATAACCATATCAAAAGGCCATTTTTTACCATAATGATTAACTAACCATTGCACGTTTTCTTGGTTAATTACATATACTTCACTATCATGATGAAGAACCTTAAGGCGATCACTTTGGCTGCCTAATACCCTATGTATTGAAAGGTTTTTGGTATGTTCCCATTTGCGTGATTCTTGCAACCACACGGAATTAGCTACTCGCAATGGGGCTATGACTAATACTTTCTTAATTAAACGCTGTTTAATTAAATCAGCAATGGCGGTTAATGTGGATACTGTTTTACCTAATCCCATCTCTAAAATCAAAAATGAACGCTTTTTATCTTTTATAAATTCTACAGCTCTATTTTGATAATCGTGTAAATCAATTCGGGAAAACATCAATCTGCTCCATTGTGGATATTACTCTTACATCACAACCTAATGCTCGTCTAAGGTCATGGTCTCTCGCTTGTGCATCAGTAGCAACTTTGCCTGGAGCTTTACATTCAACAAAGATAATACGACCTTCAGCTAAAGTTATTATGCGATCAGGCACTGAGTGTCTACTTGGGGACGTAAACTTTTCATATTTACCACCTAAAGTTTTAACCTTTTTTCCTAATGCTGCTTCGATTGTTTTCTCTAACATTATCGACCTACTCCTATTAATAACTCATTAGCTTTGTCGATGTAATATTTGTAGTCAATATCATCGGGTAAAGTATCTGGTAAATCCATCATTGGCCTACAACCTAAGCTATTAGGTACTTTATTGCCATTCTTAACATAAGTTATTGTGCTTTCCTGTAAATAAGGTGTCGCTGTATGATAGAAACGAATTGCTTTACCTAAATACTCACCTTGCCACATTGCACCGCCATTAACAGTCCGTACCGTTACAAACTTAGTTATGTCAGTACACTTCTTGATTGTTTTACTAATAGGTGTGCCTGTCGCAATTTTGGCTATAACAGCTTCATAGATTATTTGCCCATCAGGGTTTTTAGATAGTGAAGGTTCAGCAAAACAACCTTTACCTTTAGTTTTACCGTCCGTCTTGACTGCTAAGTATGAGTTAACATCCCTAGAGGCTAATATCCTGTAGTCTGTTTGCTCTAAGTTATATGTAGTTTGTGCAGTCCATTCTAATAAAAGTTTTTGTACCTTCTCACTTTCCTCTGCTCGGTAATAAGTAACAATGCCATCAGTGTTTGCAGATATTACTTTTATATCGTTAAACTCAAGTGATTCTATGAGCATTAGCAAACTAAGTTGTCCGGTAAGCGTAGTTTGCAACAATAGTTCAGGTGAATATAGTGAGCTAAAGCGTGAACCAAATTTGCCATAAGAGCCATTAAGTACAATCTTAAATACATCAGCCTCTACAGTATTTTTATTACGTTTAGCAGCGACTCTGCGTTCAACAATAGATTGATATAAAGTTAAGAACTCTCTGCCCATAGATTCAGGGAATAATTCTTGTTGTAGAATGATACTAGGATAAAAAGAAGTAACATCGAAATCAGATATTAAATAACCTTTATTTTCTTTAACTAACTGGCCTTTCTCGCAGCTATGTAATCCACCAATACCCATTTTGTAAGTTGTTGTACCAATCGTTATTTTTTGTCTAGCTAACCATACTGGCATCTTGACTGAGCCTTTTTCTGATAACATAAAATCTTCATTGAATAACTTAATGAAGATGTCTTTTAAGACAGGGTTGTCAAAGGCTATTATCTTAGGGTCTTTATATTTGAAGGTGAACCCTTCCTCATATATATGTGGGAAATAGGTTTCACCTGTGATGGCGGTTAGTTCTGATTTAATAATAGTCTCAGCAATCTGGGCATCAGATTTTGAGCATAAGTCCATGCCGTATGTCGCCTTCATTTCTGTACGCAAATTAATTTGAGGCAGTAGTTTGTTATAAAGTAATTCGGTTAACTCTAAGTCATTCTGGCAATACAGCTCCAGCAGGTCTCGCTGTTCAGGTAAGATAGAAGCCTGTGGGTCTATAGGTAAATCTTGCATCTTTTTAGCGTGTAACCTTCCACCATAAATCTTTAATGAAGCTACGCCTATTGCAACCTCTATGAGATCTATGTGTCTGAGAATACCTACGTTTATATTCTTGGCTTTAAGTATTTTATAAGTTGGTACATCACTCATAATTATTTCATTTGATAAGTCATGCAGTTTTTGGCATGTGTAGCCTGATAAGGCTGCTATTATCATTGGTATATCGTATTTATTGCCATTAAAAGTAATAAGTTCTTCTAGCATCATTTTAGTTAATAGGTTTTTATCCAGTTCACAATCAGAGTGCATTGCGATCTTGGTTATTTTTCCTGTTTTACTATTTTTTGCGCAAACTAAAAAGTAATCTTTATAACATTCCACATCAATAAACAATGCCATTATTTACCCTTTTACCATGATTAAAAAAGCCTGAACAAGTCAGGCTTAATTGATAATATTTAAGTTATATTAAAATTCAGATACATCTTCAAAATCATCAACGGAAACTGATGTGCCATTACCAAAGGCTTCACCATCTCTGGCAAATTGAACTGCCACTAGATTACCTAGAATCTGTTTCCCACCTTTAGGGTGGTCAGAATACCATAACTCAAGTATGGCATTTACATAACAACCTGCATAAGGTTTGTTATCATCTTCTATTAATGGGGTTTTATCAGCATCGATAATCAGAGGCCGTTTAGTAGTTCCGGCTTTAAGCGCCATCATCCCTTCATAACCGTCATAATCTTTTTCATCACCGTCTTTGTAGGCTGTAATCTTCAAACCTTTAGGTGTTTTTCCAGCAAACTTTTCTTCAATAAAAGCATCTATTGCTTTGTTAACTTGCTTGTTGGTTGTTGATTCTTTACCAATGAGAAAGGTTGCTTCGAACTTGGTTTCTACACCGTCAAACACTGATTTTTTAAATAATGATGGGAAAGAAAGTCTTACATTGTTAACTGTGATTCTTGACATTTTATTTTATCCTTTTAATGGTTGGCCTTAATTGGCGATGTAAAGTTTAGCTTAACCTATTATGTGATGTCAATAGCTTTAATCAAAATCATTTGCCGATATTGAAACAGAAGGTCGGTTATCTGACTCTGGCACTAGGGTAGGTCTACCATCACGCTTAATTATAAATTCATCTATTACGTTCATATTTTTTTTACCTACTAACTTTTCAGCCTTAGCTACTGACAAAAACGATTGCTCAAATAGTTCTTCTTGAGGATATAGCTCGGATAAAGCCTCTATCGCTTCTCTTTCATTACTCCAACCACGGCTACTCCTGCCATTGACTAATTTATAACCAGTAAACCCATTACCGTTTTCTAGTCTGTCTTTTACATAGTCTTCAACCGCTGATAACCATGACCAAATCAGCTTAGAGTTCTTTAACACCATAGACAATTGGTCATCAGTAAGTCTATTAACTGGCTTAGTATCGCAGTTGTCAAACTCTGCCATTAGGGTATCGGTAGTAAGTTGTAACAGCTCAGGGCATCTAGGTTTATGTTTGCACCATCGACATTGTTCATCACCTGGCGTTCTTGGCGCGTCATCAGATAGGGCAATAGCCGCTTGTATTTTAACAAACTCACCAAATCGATATAACTCGTCTACTGTTAGTCCAAACTCGTCTATATGGTCAAGTCGAGGTTGGACAATAACAACATTAACTGTTTTGATCTTATAGCGTTTAGAATATCCAGCCAATGCCCCTAAAGCATATAGTTTTAGTTGACTATTCTCATGAGCATGGACACGAACTCCTTTTCCATATTTTAGGTCTACTATAGTAATAATGCCATCATCTTCATTGTAGATGATACAATCCGCAGTTCCAAAGCCTTCAGGGGCATAATCACTAAAATCTACTCGATTTTCATAAGTTTTATCACCAACTATACTGTTTATATAGTCAATGTACATCTGCACTGACAAGCACATTTCCCTATTGATAATTATTTCAGGAAAACTTGGTGAAGGTTTATCTTCAAAGTCAAAAGGGTTAGCTGATTTATCTAAGCAATATTCAGCTAATTCATGAGCGCATGTACCTTCATCGGCATAACGTGATGATGAATTACCATATTCCTGTTGGGCCTTTATCGAACCTGTGCAGTTTAGCCATGTGTGACTACCACTTGCTGAAAGTTTGGCGTGTACCATTTAAGTTGATCCTTTTATAAAGTTAGTGTAAGCTGTAAATCTTACCTTGTCATTAAATAGAAAGCAACCATGAATATAGAAATAATAATAAAGCATTTTGGTAATCAACGAAAAATGGCTCTACGGCTTGGTGTTAGCCGTCAAGCTGTAGGTGAATGGTCTAAGTTAAAGACAATCCCAGCTAATAGGGCGATACAAATAGAGAAGATTACCAACGGGGAATTAAAAGCAACTGAGATGCCTATAATAGGCCATTGAGATTAACATGCAAACATTTAGCATAGCAAGAGGCCGGAAGATAGCCGCCGAATGTAAAAATCATTCTCTGGAATGGCCTAAAATAGTTGAGGTGTTAACGACTCATAAGGTCGGTAGTGATAAAAAAGATAATGGCTATTTTGTAGGTGGTATTTTTGCAAACAATAGGCGTAATGCTGAGAACATGGTTAGCAGGTCAATGGTTACTATTGATGTTGATAGTTTCGATGGCACAGGTGAAGATGTTATTAGTGAGCTGGAGCATAACTTACCCTATACCTTATTAGCTTATTCTACTTATAGCAGCCGCGTTGACAAACCTAAATTTAGAATAGTTATCCCTTTATTATCAGAAATCCCTGCTCGAGATTATGAACCCTTGTGCAAGGCATTAGCTGATGAATTCAAAGAGTTCATCTTCGATCCTTGCGCCTTTAAACCTGAGTTGGCTATGTATATGCCTTCTAGCTCTCAGGAAAGTATCATGGACTCTTTTAGTTATAGTAAGACCGTAGAGTTTTTAGATGTTAATGACTTTAATATAGAGAAGTACAGAGACTCTATAGCAAACAATGACAGCGATGATAATCTAGGTATTACCAATGATCTTGAAGACCATCTTAAGTACCAGCCTTTAGATATTAGCGATGATGACATACAAGAGCATCTGCTCGTCTATAAAGCTGAAAACATAATACCTTATGAAGATTGGGTGGATGTTGGCAGAGCTTTGTATCATCAGTATGAAGGTAGTGAACAAGGTTATCAACTTTGGTACAACTGGTCAGCACTTGATCCTGCTCGATTTGAAGCTAAAGAGATGTCGAATAAGTGGTTGTCTTTTACCAAACGAGTTGTTGCAGGTAAACCCCCTTTAACCTTCGCTACTGTAGTTATGAGGGCTAATGAGGTACGAGAAATTGAGCTATCGGGCTTATTTGAGGATGTAACGGCTCCTATTGAAGGTGAACTTGTAAAAGATAATAAGAACAAAGTTACTGATGAACCGTCGTTAATGGTATTGGGTGAACGTCTAAGTAAACTTTCTTTGTCCGTAGTGTCGGAAATCAAACGTCAAATGATGGCTAAAACCATTTACGATGAAATAGGGAAAGTTGTTGGCATGAAGCAAGCCGCTATTTTAAAAGTGTTAATGCCTAAAAATAAAAAAGTTGTTATAGAAGGTAAAGGGCCTAAATGGGCAGAAGATTGGGTATTTATAGAGACACGAAACAAATATCATAATGTAATTACCAATTATGAAATTGGTAAAGAAGCGTTTAATATTAAATTTAGCGGTGAAATAGAATGTAAAGATGCTGAAATGTTGGCATCTCAATTAATGAGCGTGGTGTATAGAATGAAAACTGTTGTAGATATTATGTATTGGCCTAAAGCAGATCAATTTTGTAAGGATGAAGGTAAGAATATGCTTAACAGCTATAAAAATTATGGCGTTGTTCCGGCAGTGAGTTTAGACAATGATCCTGAAGGGCAAAGGGTTGTGGATGATTTTATTAAGCATGTTGATATGAGTTTTAATAATGAACGTGAAAAAACTATTATGCTTGATTGGATGTGCCATATATATAAAAAACCGGAGCAACGTGTTAATTGGGGGTTATTATTACAAGGGTCTCAAGGCACAGGTAAGTCCTATTTTAGTGAAGTTATGCAACGGTTATTAGGTAGAAATGCACAGCAAGTTACACCACAATCAATTATGGGCAATTTTTCAGGTTGGGCAACTGGATCTACTCTTAATATAGTAGAGGAAATATATGTGGCTGGTAATCACAAATATGAGCTTATGAATAAAATAAAAGGTTATATTCGTAACGACAGTATACAAATAGAAGAAAAGAACCAAAACGCAAGGAATGTGCCTAATTTTTGCAGTTATTTATTCTTTTCTAACCATCCTGATGCTTTAGCAATTACTGATGATGAGCGTGGGTTTTGTATTATCTATGGTGCTATTCAGTCTAAAGAACAGCTGAATAAGTTATTAGGTGGAGCAGATGGAGCAACAGCGTATTTCAATAATTTGTTTGATAATGGCATTAAACTTCGCCCTGATGCCATTGCACATTACTTAATGAATAGGGAAATTAGTAAAGATTTTGATCATAAATCTCGTGCGCCTGCAACTCTTGGCAGGGACAGCATGGTTAATCTTTCTAAAAATCCTGAGGTGGAGCAGATGGAGGACTTGATCGAAAAATTTAGATGTGCCGTTATTAACGAAAAAGTTATTGATTTAACCTATTTGGCTTCTTGTATTAAGATTGATTTTGATGCTGATGGATTGAGATTGCCGTCCCAAAAAATGACCAATCACATCTTGCATGAACTAAATTATAGAAAAATTATTAATAGAATTAATGTATATAAGAAGGATGGAACAAGAACAATGCACACTATTTGGC